AGGCGTCACCATGACAGTTGAGGTCGATGGCTTTGTCGAGTTTATGGGCGAGTCTTGGCTTGCAAAGAACGGAACCGCAAAAGCATGGCAGCCAACTGCGTTCCGAGTCAAGCAAGTGCCTGGCGAAGTCACAGAAGGCATGTTGTTAGATGCGCCGCTGGAGCTTGGCGGTACATGGTACGCAACATATTATGGCCGTGTTGGCCAAACCAGTACACAACGATTCCGGGCTGATGGCGTCAGCTGCCAGCAAGGACCAGGTGCTACCGATTATGACCGAGAATTTGAAAACGCCGCGCAGATTAAGGAAATCAGTGCTTACACAGAGTTGACTCACAGCTGCGACGATTTGCCTGAGCATGAAATTGTCTATGTAAATGAGTCGTCTGACGTTGAATCGGTTGATCCAGATGAAGAGGACACCGTTCCGAATTACTACGGTTTGTCGATGCTTGGCATCAAGCTGCGGTCATTGAATCAAGTTCAAACTTTTCAACAGTTACAAGTTTGGATGCCAAACGGTATCTCGGTTGAGCGATTGAACGAAGGAAGCACTGGTCCGTCCAATAATTTTGCCGATCTTGCGTACTGGCTCTTAACTCAAGAAGGTCGATCTGTTGGCCAAGAAGTCAGTGATCGATTGGTGGATCGTGACAGCTTTGTCGCTACGGCAAAATTCATCGACAACTACTGGATGCGCTTCGATGGTGCCATTACGACTCAGGTTAATTTGCGGTCGTATTTGACGCAGGTTGCGCCCTTGTTCCTATGTAATTTTGTTGTCAAGAATGGCAAATTTGCGCTAGTGCCAGCATTGCCAGTTGACTCATCCGGCAAAATTGTTGAAACCGCAGTGCCGATTGCTGAGATTTTTACAGACGGCAACATTATTGAAGGCAGCTTTGAACTGAACTACTTGGATCAGTCAGAACGCGAAGATTTCCGTGCTGTCATGAAGTACCGCCGATGCGCCAAGAACAGCCTTGTTACAGAAGAGTCCATCATGGTGCGATGGAGCGAAGAGGGTACTATTCCGCCCAAGCAAGAAGTTTTTGATATGTCAAACTACTGCACAAGACGCTCTCACGCCTTTGCCGCAGCGAGATACCTGCTCAGCATCAGGCGTCGTGTTGATCACATCGTAAAATTCACAACAGTCCCCGATGGGTTGTCTTTATCGCCAGGCGACTACATTCGCCTTGAGGTTGCAGCGGCACCTTACAACAGCCTGTACAACGGTGTTGTGCGAGACGATGGCACGATCGTTACGCCGATCACGCTAGAAAGCGATACCTATACTGCGTACGTTTACCGACAAGGGTCTGATGCCGTGACGACGGAAGAGGTAACGGTTGAAAACAACACTGTTACCGATACCAGCTTGGCTGGTGCATTGATCAACATTCCAAGTATTGCAAGGCGTTTTGGCATTTACCTGATTGAGCAAATCGAGCTGACCGAGGATGGGCTGGTCAACATCACGGCGAGCCACTTTCCTGTCTTTGAGGATCAAACGAGTAAAATCGTAAGTGACGTGCTAACAACTAGCAATTTTGAGGTGCTGGAATGAGCTATCCAAGTCACAAGCCAACAGCACGCTCTTTTGATCCGGGCGACTATCCGATCAAAAAGTTTAAATCGCAGAGCGGCGTTGAGGTGCGGATTCTGTATGGCGACAAACGCACCGGAGTCAAACTACAGCTCAGCTACCACAACATCCCAGACACAGCTGCGGATGATTTCATTACGCATTACGATGAAACCAAAGGGTCATTTTTAAGTTTCACACTTCCAAATCAGTTTCGTTCTGGATGGAGCGGCACTGCTAGCGCCATCGATGTGCCAAGTGACAATGAATGGCGATATGAATCACCGCCATCTGTTCAGCAGGTGCGTCCGGGCATCAGTAGCGTTACAGTGAGTTTGGTAGGTGTGCTCTAATGGCCAAGGTTTATACCGGCAAAGATGGACGCCTGCTGATGGACGGTACCGAGCAGATCAAGGTCAGCAGCTGGACGCTGAACGGATCGCTTGAGGTCTTGGAAACCACAACGCTTGGTGATAGCCAGCGCAGTTACGTCCCAGGCGTGCAAGAGTTTAACGGCAGCGCCACGCTTCTGTATTACAGAGACGAAGACGGTCGTAATGACGCTGCAACCGCACTAAAAAAGGTGGTGCGTGTTGCTGGTGTAAACAGCAGCGATACGGTTACGCTGCGGCTGCGTTTGGTTGACGGCAACACCAACAGTGACGTGCAGCTGACCGCTTACATTACCAGCGTTGCGTTTGGTGCCAGCGTCGGTGAAGTCAGCTCCGCGCAGATCAGCTTCCAAGCCACTGGAGCGTTGACAGCGGTGACGATCTAATGGGCATTTACCTCGGCGATGTCGGCCACATTGAGCTAATCCGCAAGTCACTGGAAGGCAGCAAGGAATCTGTTGTCAATCCGTCCGACGTAAACGCGAATCGCAATCGTTTTAGCTTTGACTTTGAAGAGGGTTATTTAATTACAGGTGACTTTGTCGAGCTAGCAACTATTGACGGCACTGATCTCGACTTTGTAGATGCCAGCGGCTGGAAAAACGGCATTGTCCAATCCAGCGGTAACTGGTACGTTCATATCAATGAACTTGGCAGTATCAAGCTCTACAACAATTTCTCCGACAGCCTGGACGGTACATCGCAAGGGCGCGTTTCCTTGACAGCAATCACAAGAGATATTCCAATTCGCGCTACCGTGCGATCGCGTGATGCACGTTGCCTGGCACGTGTTACCGAATACGAAATCAACACCAGTCGCGAAAGCGTCGACATCACAGTATTAAGCGATGAATACAGGCAGCAATACAGCTCGCTTATCAGCGGTAGCGGGCGACTAACTGCCCAATGGGACTACGCCCCCACGACTGGCAGCGAAACTGTGCAGTACTTAATGCAGCTGGTGCTGCGCACCGAAATTGGCTCATCTTTTCACGGCAAATTCTACATTAAAAGCCCCAACACGGCTCCTATTGCTGGATGTTTTGATCCACATCACTTTACCTGCTGCAGGAAGACACGGGCAAAATTGAATTGGAGCAGGCAGCCAACTCCTTTCTCGTGCTTGAAGAAAGCGAGTAATCCTAGACTGGGTTCAACTGTAAATGCCACGCAGGCATTGGGGCATGGCCGACCTACGCATCAGCGAACTTCAACCCCTAGCCGGTGGCGACTTGGTAGCAGGCGACCTGCTGGCAATCGCGGACTTAAGCGCTAGCGAAACCAAACGCATCACAGTCACCGACTTGGTAGGTCGTGCCACCACGCTGATTGCTGATGCCACCATCCCCGGCGCCAAGATCCTGTTCGGTTCGGGCACAATTCCTGGTAGCGCCCTTACCACTGGTGCTATTGATGCGGTACACCTTGGAGACAAGGCTGTCACCGCCGCCAAGCTGGCAGACGAATCCACTGTTGATCTTGTAACCACGCTGCCAGCAAGCGGTGCGTTTGTTGGTCAGATCGCGCTTGATACCGATGACAACAAAGTCTATATCTGGGATGGATCAACCTGGCAATCAGTAAAAGGCGCTGGTTCGGTTAATACTGTTATTGGCGGCCATACCGGCGTTGTCAACGTCACTGTTGCAACAGTTGGCGATAAGGTAACGATCAATACAACGCTTGATAACACAAGCGCAGCGGCGCAGTTTCTTGCTGGTCCGACTAATGCAGCTGGTGCAGTTCAATATCGCACCATTGCAGGCAATGATTTGCCTGTTGCAAGCGGATCTGCTCGCGGCGGCGTTCAGGTTTCGGGCGATGGATTGCGGATGGATGCAGGTAAAATTGAAATCGACAATGATGTAAGCGCTAGCGGCGGTACATACAACGTCGTTGACGTTGACAGCAAGGGTCTTGTTGTCAATTATCGTCAAATCACTGCAAATGATTTGCCCGTAGCAACCGACTCTACGCCTGGCGCAACGATGCCCGGCACGGATCTTGAGGTTTCGGGAACTGGTGTGCTAAATCACGAAGTCAAGGTTGCTGGTGGTGGAACCTTTACCAAGCTGACCGTTACCGAAACTGGTCACGTTAGCGCTGGAGCAAGCCTAACTGCAGCAGACATTCCCGCATTAGATGCGTCCAAAATTACAACGGGGACGTTTAGCCCGTCGTTGTTTGGTACGAAGCAGATCACCCGTGAAATGCTAGCAGACTATTCAATTGCTTATATTCAAGAAGCAACGCCAGCGTTAACGGGTAATCACATTGGCGTCTTGTGGTTCCAAGAATCCACAGCACAGTTGTCGATGTGGAACGGCAACAGCTGGTTTCCAATTGGGCAGGCAAGGTTAACGGCTGAAAACCTGCGTTATTGCGGCACTATTGACGCGACGACAGGTTTCGTCACTGGTGTCACAGCGTTTGGTACTGCTGCTGGATACTCAATCGGTGATGCGCTAAAGACTGCGACAGACCAGCAAACGGGGGTTTATTTTGTCGTTGATACGCCAGGCGCCAACATTTCTAAAGTTGTAGGCGTCACGTTTGATGCTGGTGATTGGGTGCTATGTAATGGCGCTGTCTCCGGTACTGGTTACGTTCGCATCGATACATTGAGTGGCGGTGGTGGCGGTGGCGTTAGCAAGATTGGTGATTTGCTTGACGTAACGCTGACCACGCCTGTCACAGGTGATGTGCTGCAGTACAACGCAGGCGGTCAATGGGTCAACGTCAATGAATTTGACGAGGGCACCTATCCTTAGACTGGGGTATCGCCCCTAAATAGGGGTATCACTTCACCTAGATAGGGCCATGAAGTTCAAGCATTTAAGGTCAAGCGTTGCTGGCAAGTTGCCGCAACCTGCTGACATTGATGTCGGGCAAATTGCCATCAACTTCAATGATGGCGATCCATTTCTGTCGATCAAGGACAGTGCAGGTGCTGTTAGGCGTCTTGGTGGTTCTAGCGTCGGCAATAC